CGTCGAGCAATTCATCATCACCAAGTTGAGGCCACTCCTTGCGCAACCAAAATACAATCGTCTGCCTGCTGGTATTGTCGGCGATCCTTCTGGCGTCGCCCGTGGGCAGATCGGCGAAGAGTCAGTCTTCGCGATGCTCAAGCGCATGGGTCTCTCCTCGCAGCCCGCGCAGACGAATAACATTGAACCGCGACTACGTGCGGTGGAGAAATGGCTTCTTCAGCAGCGGGACGGCGGAGCCGCGCTCCTGATCAGCCCGACGTGCACGACCCTGATCCGCGCGATGCAAAGCCGGTACCGGTACGCCCGGACCAAGAGCGGCATCCTCCAGCCGATACCGGACAAGGGCCACCCCTGGTCGGACATCGCGGACGCTTTGCAATACGCGGTGCTAGGTCATAGCGGCACGGTGTTGGGTAGATTAGTTCGCATAAGGCGAGACAACAACCAGCCCCGAAAAATAGGTAGCGGCGGCTGGACTTAGTGGACATAATGTACGACAGGTGTTCGTACCAACTTTTTGTGAGTACCCCATGGCCGGTGCAATTCCAACCTCGATGAGTACCCCCGGCATCGGAGTCGGTGGTGACACCCCGATGAACCAAGGCTCCCCGCCGAGTCTCGCGAACCTAGCGAACTCAGCCCGCGCGGCCAGCCCGATCCCCGGCGTCTATGACGGCGCGTCGAGCAAAGCCAGCAAGCGACAGAAGGACAAGACCCTGGAGCCGATGAAGCATCAGGGGCGTGGATTGATGAGGGTAGTGGGCAACGACGAACTGGACGCCGCCGAAAAGCGCTCCATTGATCTGTCTAAAGTGTCCCCAGAGGTAGCGACCGACCTGGCGAATTACATTCGTCAGCGCTTCGAGAAGGCTGTCCGGCACCGCCGAGTCATCTCAGTGGATGACGAGCTTATACGCGACATGCGCGCGTACAACGGGCAGTACGACCCCGGCAAACTCCAGGAGATCGAATCATTTGGTGGTTCGGCTGTTTACACCCGCCTGATGTCCATGAAGTGCCGTGGCGCGACAGCGCTGCTGCGCAACGTGTACATGAACTCGGATCGACCGTGGACTCTCGAACCCACGTCTGATCCCGTGGTCCCTGACGACATCGACCAGCATGTTGCCACGCTCGTGCACCAAGAGGTCCTGAGCGCCAACTCGCAGGGCCAGAAGGTCCCGCAGGATGCCATCGAGCAGCGCCTCCACAATCTCTATGAAGCCGTGAAGCTGAACGAGCGCCGGAAGGCCGAAGAGGACGCGAAGGACGCGACCCGCAAGATCGACAAAATCCTGGAAGAAGGCGAGTTTTACCATGCCCTCAGCGAGTTCCTGTGCGACCTACCGGTGTACAAGTACGCTGTCGTGAAAGGTCCAATCACCCGTCGAACGACGAGCCTCAAGTGGGACCGAAAGAAGAAGATGCACGCGCACGAGGAAGCGAAATTCTTCTGGCAGCGCGTCAGCCCGTGGGACGTATGGTTCTCCCCCGGTGCGACCCAGATTGAGAATACGGAAGTCTTCGAGCGTCAACGGCTCTCGGTGATGGACTTGTATAATTTGATCGGCCTCCCTGGCTATCGCGAGGAGGACATTCGCGCGATCATTCAAGCCTATGAAGGTCGTGGATTCAAAGAGTGGATTCAGATTTTTGATTATGAACGCGCGCAGATGGAAGGCCGCAACAATGTCCTCGACGACACCTTCATCAATGCGATTGAGTTCCATGGTCACGTCCTCGGTCGATACCTGATGGAATACAACGTGCCAGGTGTGAACGATCCGTTCAAGCCTTACTTCATCACCGCCTGGATGGTGGACAAGCGCATCTTCAAAGTGATGATGAACCCGAGCCCGCGCCTGCGCGTGCCCTACTATGTCACGAGCTTCGACAAGCTCCCCGGCACGCTGTATGGCAACGGCATCCCCGCGCTCGCGAACGACCTGACCGACGTGATCAACGCGACGCTCCGCGCGCTCGTGAACAACATCTCGATCAGTTCCGGCCCGCAGGTGGTCTACGACGAGGAGCTTATTTCCCCGACGCAGGATGACACGCTGTCGCCGTGGAAACGCTGGAAATATACGGGTGATCCTGCGAATCCGAATCGCAACCCGATTACGTTCTTCCAGCCTCAGAGCAACGCTCAAGAGTTGATGGGCATCATCGACAAGTTCTCAGTGATGTTGGACGACGTTTCGACTATTCCCCGGTACCTCACCGGTGGCGGAGCAGGCTCGGGCGCGGGACGCACAGCGTCCGGTCTCTCGATGCTGATCAACAACGCGAACAAGACATTGCAGAACGTGGCCGACAACATCGACAACGATATCTTCGAGCCGCTGATGCAGATGCTTTACGACTTCATCATGCTCACCGACGCGACTGGCATGTTGCGCGGCGACGAGAAGATCATCGTTGACGGTGTGCGCCAAGCTGCGAAGCAGGAGCAGGACCTCACTCGCCAGATGGAGTTCCTCAACACCATCAACAACCCGAACTACCAGGCCCTTATCGGTCCGGGAGAAGTCGCGAAGATTCTCCAGAAGATCGCGGACAACATCGGCATGGAAGTCAAGATCAAACAGCCGGACGACTTGCCGGGTGCACCGCCTCCGGGCATCTACACGCCGCCGCCGCCGCCCGCGCCGCCCGCTCCTCCGCCGCCTCACGTGAACGTGAACCTGGCCGGGAACCTGCCGAACGCGGCTTTGAATCCGCTCGCCGGTCTGCCTCCGGGCGCTGGCGGTGGACCGAACCCGACTGGGAACAACACCCCCATGCCAAACGACGCTGCACCCCAAGGCGCAGGCGGACATCAGGGGGTGCCACCCGCTCCCCAAGTTGCCCCTGTGAATACTGTTGCAAGCAACGTGGGACATGGGTAGGATCGCATTATGTCAACCGCGCCACGCTGAGGGCCACCACATGAAAGGCAAGATTCGAGCAACCAACGTCATCTCTCAGAAGGTCGGTCCGACGTTCACCGAGAATGATCCCGCCAAGTTCAAAGGCGAAGGCAAAACCAAGGGTAAGACAATGGCAAACGGAATCGTTTCTGAGGGCAAAGGCCCGACCATCACTTGCAACGAGACCCACATCCCGACGATGAACGCGGACAAGCCCGCGCCCGAGTCGAAGGTGAAGAAGGAATCGAAGGGCACCGACGTGTTCGACGCGCCGAAGCCGAGCAACCATGATTTCCCCGGCGCACCCTACGAACTCAAGACGCACTACGCGAAGTGAGAACGCCATGAGCGAACCTGGAACCAAAGTTCCGCCGAGCCTGTTCCCGAAAGAGGACGGCGGAACGAAATTGAAGTGCGCCCCCGGATGCAAATGCATCAAGTGCAGCGACATCCAATTCGGACGAGCGTCCGACATCGGTACGGCACCCACCAGCCGTGTGTACACCCGCGACTACAAGAAAGTTGGTCGCTCCGAGGGTGACACCGACCTGGTTACAGCCGCACTAGGGAACCCCCTAGGTCTATGAGCACATCCAGACAGGAACTTGCGGAGAATCTTCTCCGCTTAAAAGACAACGGCCATTGGCGTCATTACGTCAGTATGCTTGAAACCAAGTACAACAAGCGTGTCGAGGCCCTTCTCAACTCTGATTTCCCGGACGAGGCACTTCGTGGTGAATGCCGAGCCCTTCTCAACCAACTGAAAGACATCCACGGCAACTCAGGAACCCCATCATGACCCAACCAGCCCAAATCTCCCCGACTTCGAACCTCCCGCCCGCCGCGCGCGCCCAAGTGGTCGCCGCGAACAAGCTCATTGCCGAGTTGAACGCCAAACCAGGGCAGATTCCGGCTGGCACCGAGGTCCAAACGATGCCGGACGACCAGCGCCCCGGCGCGAATGAGAACAACGACCGCCGTTGGGTCCCGGCGAGCACGCAGAATCAGCCGCCGCAGCCCGCCGCCGAGCAGCCGCGCAGCTTCGCGCCGCCGCCCGCGCCCGCCGACACGCGCGCACCCGAGGGAGAGGACTGGGCGCAGAAGTACCGGAGCCTTCAGGGCAAGTACAACAGCGAAATGGCCTCGCTCCGCGAGATCATGGCTGCTCAACAGCAGACGATGGACAAGCTGATCGAGCGCGGCGGCATGCCGAGCGTCGCACCGGCCCCCACCGTCGAGAAGTCGCCCGAGGAAACCCTCAAAGAACTCGGCGCGACCGACAAAGAGATCGAAGATTACGGCGAGTTGCTGCCCATCGTGGCGCGTCTTGCCAACAACATGATTCGTCCCACCATGCAGAAGCTCGAAACCGAGCTTGCCCGGACGAAAGCAGCCGCTGGCACCGTCGCCAAGGCTCAAATGAAGTCCAGTCAGGACCTGATGTTCCAGACCATGGATGCGAATCCGGCCATCAGGGGCTGGCGCGTCATCAACGAGGATGAGAATTTCCTTGCGTGGCTGGACGGTGTTGACATATTCTCTGGTACGACTCGTCGGGCAAGCCTGACGGGGGCTTTTCAGAACCTTGACACAGCACGGGTCACGGCCATCTTCGAAAAGTTTATACAGGAAGACTCTGTTCGCAGATCAACGTCGGGTCCCCAAGTGGACGCCAACACACTGATCGCCCCTGGTGTTCCAAGGGGTGGCGCGGCGGAAGCTCCTGGAGGCGCAAACGATAGAAAAATCTGGACCGAAAGCGAGATCAGAAATTTCTACACACGTGTTAGGAAGAAGCAGATCAGCCAAGAAGACTACGCGCGCTTCTCGGCAGATATAGCAGCCGCCACGCAAGAAGGGCGAATCAAGCCCGACCGGCGTGACCACCATGCCAACAGTTAAAATTTGATATCGGAGTGCGTCTCCGGGAGTTTTGAAAATGAGTTACCCAATTTCAGGCAGTCCGTACCTTGGCTCGAACCCGAGTCCTGCGTATACCGGCGTCTTTATCCCGACCATCTGGTCTGGAAAGTTCGTCGAGAAGTTCTACGATGCGACCGTGCTCGGTGCGATTGCGTCCACGGACTATGAAGGCGAGATTCGCAACTACGGCGATACCGTCAACATCCGCACCCATCCGACGATCACGATCAACACGTATGCGGCCAACCAGGCCCTGACCGTGCAGCGTCCGTCGAGCCCGCTGGTGCAGTTGCAGATCAACCAAGGCGCGTACTTCAACACCGTCCTCGACGACGTGATGGAGATTCAGGCCGACGTTGACTTGCTGAGCAACTGGGCCGACAACGCATCGGAGCAGATGAAGGTCTACGTTGATAGCGCCATCCTGACCATCGACAGCATCGGAAACGCGGTTGATCCCGCCAACCGTGGAACTGCCGCTGGCCGCTTGTCCGCTTCGATCAACCTCGGATACAGCGCGAACACCCTGGTTGCCGCGAGCACCCAAGGCGTCCCGCTCTCCGTTGGTTCGGTCGCTGCTGGTACCGGCACTGGCAATACCAACACCAACGCTCGCAAGATTGTCGATTACATAATCGACGCGGGTCTGGTTCTCGATGAACAGCGCGTTCCGGAAACCGGTCGCTGGATCGTCCTCCCGGCATGGGCCGCTGCGATGATCAAGCGTTCGAACTTCCAGCAGGCTTACCTGACCGGAGACGCGGTGTCCATCGCGCGCAATGGTCGGCTCGGCATGATCGACCGCTTCACGGTGTACGTGTCCAACCTGCTGCCCATCGGCAACAGCGGAAACACGTCGGCGACCGGCACCACCTACCCTGAGTTGGCCTCGGCCAGCAACGGCGGCGGTCTGGCGGCTGGCGAGTATGCGAGCTACTTCGGCCACAGCTTGGGCCTGACCTTTGCGTCGCAGATGACCAAGGTCGAGACCCTGCGGTCCGAGAGCACGTTCGGCACCTTGATGCGCGGTCTGCAAGTCTGGGGCTTCCAAGTTGTGAATCCGACCTTGGTCGGGTGCGCGATTCTGAAGAACTCTGGCCTGTAATCGCCCTCGGGTGATGTGAATCAAGGGGGCTACTGAGAAATCGGTAGTCCCCTTTTCTTCTTCAGGAGAACGTGACATGAGCAGCTATGTTGGAAAGACAATCGATCAGTGCATTCTTGAGGCTCGACAGATGGTCAATGACGCATCCGAGCCCTACCGCAATTCAGACGAGACCTATCTCGGGTACCTGAACTCCGCGCTGTTGACCGTCTACACGGTCCGGCCCGACGCGTTCATCGGCAACTTCACCCAAGGGATTCTCTCGCAGGCGCCGGTGATTCAGTACGACACCACCGACCTTCAGGTCGTTGATGGCATCGCGAACCCGACGCCGCCCGCTCCCGCTACCCAGTTCCCGCTGGATCAGCGCTTCTTCTACAACCCGGTCGTGGTGTACCTCGCCGCGCGGGTCGAGATCGCCGACGACGAGTACGTGGACACGCAGCGTTCCGCGCAGTTGATGGCGTCCTTCATCCAGCAACTCCGGGGGCCATAAGCCATGGCGATTATCACACTCGATGGCGGTCAATCCAGCGCGGCGCTCGGCGGTCAAACGATCACCTACGTGCAGCAGATGGTCGCCCAGCAGGTTGCCGGTGCTCCCGACACTCTGATCGGCGCGCACCTGACGCGCGTCCTCAACGATTTCTATACGCGCTCCACCGCATGGCGCGCGAACGTCGGCCCATACGCGATCAACGGGGGCCAGGATGTCGTGCTGCTCAATCCGATAGATCAGAACACCCGGCTCCAGTTCGTGCTCGGCGCGTTCATGTTCCCCTTCAATCAGGCGAACGATCCGCTCCCCTTGGTCCCGAGCGTGCGACAGTTCCTCGGTGGATCGCCCGCGCCGCCGACGCGCTACTACATGCAGGTGCCCGACCAGATGGTCCTGTACCCGAAGCCCGACAAGTCGTATGGCAACATTTTGTACGTGTACGGGTCGCTTGTTCCCACGACTCTGGCAGCAATCCTTCCGGACATGTCCTACACGCAGCACGCCGACGCGCTCATATGGGGCACGCTCGCGCGCCTGTACATGATGCCGAAGAAGCCCTGGTCCGATAAGGAACTGGCCCAGCAATACCAGAAGCAGTACCGGCAGGAAATCCTGCTGTATCGCGACCTCGCGAACCGGGGCTACGGACCGGCCAACACCGGCTTCCGCTTCCCACCGTTCGCTGGCCGCGCCGGGTCGCAGATTCTCCCGAGGGCGTCGGGATGAGCAGCTTCGTTTACAACCAAGCCCGCACAGACTTCGCGACCGCGCAGATCAACTGGATCACGGCGGACATTCGCATGGCATTCACGAACGGTAACTATGCGCCGAGTCTCGACGACCTCACCGTAGCCGACGTTGGTGCTGGCAACCTGATCGTGCGCGACGTGATCCTTGCCAACAAGAACGTGGTGAATGGCATTTGCAGCGGGACGATCCCCGCGTTCAATGCGTTCATCGAGCCCGCGCCCGTGATCGGTGTGCTGATTTACATCCTCGGCAGCGACGACTCGCATTCGCGGGTGATTTATTACAGCGACGACGGGATCGGTTTTCCGTTCACACCACAGGGGTTCAACTATTTGGTAGCATTCGACCAGACGAGCGGCGGATTCTTCGAGGTCTGACATGGCTTATACGGCACCGGTTTATTACACGAGCCAGATATATCCGGTGGTCGCTGTTGAGGCGATAAAGACCGGTGGCAGTGTGCGTAATACGGCGACGTATTTCGAGCCGCTCGCCGAGGAGAATTTTAAAATCGGCGGAGACTTCCTTGCCGGGACTCTGACCACCAACCTGTTGAGTTACAACAATGGGGTGCCTGACGAGTTCCAGACAGGCGGTGATTTTGTCGCGGGAACATTTGCCCCCGGCCTGGTGACTTACACTTTCTGGCCCGAAGAGAATATGAAGGTGAACGGTGACTTTTTGGCAGGTACAATCGCGAACGCGTTGACGACTTACACTCGATGGCCTATAGAGAACATGAAAATGAACGGCGATTTTATAGCAGGTACTCTCACATGAACAACGTAATCAAAATCCACACAGCGCTGCGCGGCATGTATAAGCTTGAGGCTGTGCGTCCGGACGGATCAAAGCGCCTGCTCGCTGATTGGTTCCCCAACTTGATCACCGACAACGCGTTCGCG